GAAGAACTTGACATCGTAGCCAGTGTCATCCACACCGACAGTCACAGGACCGTCTATGTCCAAGGTCGATGTCACGAAGAAGGTGTCAGTGGATGCATCCCAATGAATCAACTTGCCAGATGTCTCCCCATACGCTTTGAAGTCTATACCATGGTCATCTACTCCTAGAGTCAGGGAACCGTCAGTCTGGTCGTCATGGTCCCACTTCACACCCACGTGTGCGGCAGTCGCTGAGTGGAGCAGTAAGTCCGCTCCGTTTCCTGATGCTCCCACTTCTAGTGTAGCACCATCGAAAGTAAGCAGAGCCTCAGCATCCAACTCAGTAGTCGTGTTACCGACTGTCACCAACTCGTTCTCAGTTGCGTTGTTCAAGGCACTGACAGCACCAGTGCCACTGGTGGATGCGTTGATGAGAACGGACCACTTGGGGTTGCTGCTGCTGTTGTTGCGAATGATGATGGCGCTTTGCCCACCAGTGATTTGGTAATTCAGAGCGCTGGCGCCAATCGTGTCGAAATTGACTGGGTGACCGCTCGATGAGTTGGTGTTCCTGATGTACACTATCGAACCGGGTGCGAACTCGTTGCTGGTGTTGTCTGGGTTGAGCGTGCATCCAGAGGCGCTTGGTGCGATGATGAAGATGTTAGGGCCGTCGTGCGTGAAGTGATTGACACCAGAGGGTGTGCCTGTGTATATCCTGTCAGGAGCGAGTCTGAGCGTCTTCGCTGTGCCGTCTGACTCATGTGATGCGAAGAAGAGCACGTCGTCTCCTATATCGCCTAGCCTAGTTCCTCCACCGGTCACCTTGTCTGTGGAATGTGACATCCATATCGCACCGAAAGGTGAGTTGGAGAAGTCACCACCCTCGGTGTGCAGTGCATCGAGGTCTGTGTGGCTGTTGATTGAGTTGGCAGAATCCTTGTTCTTCGGTATGCCCTTGGTGAGGGGAGTGATGAACATCGGTGATGGTTTGAGGAAGACTCTCTTGTCGTTTATCTCTGTGATTCTTATGGCCAAGGTGTTAGCGGCATCTACCGTGCCTGTCTCGAATATGGCTCTCACTGTGGCTAGGACTATGGTGTCCTTGACCGATGTGCTAGTGCCGTCGTCTATGAGGTAGGAGTTGGGTGACGATGGGTACACACCAGTCCCCGTATCGACTAGGCTGCTCTGTTGGAATCTGATATGTTTGGTACTACCAGAGTCATCGGCGTTCACGAATATAGTGAACAAGCACTCCTTGCCGTTGGTCAGGGTATTGGTAGTCCCTGTCTTGTTAGCGCTGCCGGAAGTGAGGTCTATCGTGATGTCATCTGGAGTCCCGTCTGTGTCGTAGCCATCAGCGAACTCGTACATAGTGCCATCCAGTATGGCGTACCCACCCTGTATCACTATCTGATGTGCATTGGAAATGTGCTTCTTGACTGCTCCGGGCAGGAAGTCGGGGTTGTTTCTGTCAGTGCCGCTGACCGCACCACCCTCAAGCATGAGTATACCATTGCCGTGCACGCCCTCTAGTATGTTGGTGAATGACGCTGATAGTATCTGGTCGCCGTCTCTGAGACCGTCAACCCCTAGGGTGTAGTTGGCTGCCGTGTGTCCTGAAAGTGGATTGCCTGTCGTCGCCATTACCTCACCTCTATCAATAGTTGAATCTTCACTTCATTTCCACTCGTCTTCGTCACTGGGCTTATCACATGTCTTGAGACGGGAACGAAATCGCTCGTGCCCCTCAACTGTATGAATACCTCCTTGAGGGGTTCGGAGAAAGAATGTTCCGTTCCGAGAGTGCCCTCGACCATCAAAGTGGAGTCGTCTACGACCGTCACAGTGGGGGTGATTGTGACAGCAGGTCTGCCAGCAGCACCATCCGATGCCGTGGCTGGCGTACCGTCGAACCCTAGTATCATCTCGTTGATGTTAGACGCTATCGTATCTAGCATCAATCTCTTCATGTAATCACTTGCTGGCATTACTCTCCACCTCTCATTCTCACTTCGCTAAACTTAGACATTCCAATCACCTTAGTAGTCCCTGCTTTCCCTATAGTAGCCCTCCCAGCAGCCTTGCCGATGGCAAACTTGGAATTGAGGCTTTCTACAACTCTCACTGTTATTACGGGAATAGTCACTATTTCAAAGGAGGAGAACAGAGACAGGTTCTTCTCGGTCTGCTGGCTTATCGTATCCGGGTTGCTGCCCGATGAGGATGCCACCATGCCCTCGCTGATGCCTTGCAGCACTCCCTCTATACCAGTCTGCACAGACACGAAGTTCATGTCAGTCAATCTAGATGACAGGGTATGTCTGGACTCCGTGATTAGTTTCTTGTCTCCCTTGTAGGACACGACCTTTCCGGGTCTCAAGTCCCAAGCGTCTGGATGGCCGCTGCTCCTCAATGAGCCTTGCTCTAGGGAGTTGGCCTTGAGTATCTGCCTCGCCACTCTCTTAGCAGCAGCGTTCGTCTTGACAGTGGCATCGAAGATTGGCGTGACGGTCTCCTGCACATCCGTGTCGAACTTGCCCTGTTGCCTCTCAGCGTCATCAACGACGGCAGATGCGCTCTCGTTCTTCGCTAGAGGCACGCCTTGTATTGATATTCTGTTCTCGTTGTGCGAGGATGGGTTGGTCTCCTCGTTGCCCTGTCTCAGACCCGCATCTAGGAATCTGGTGGATGTAGTGAACGTGAACGGGGTGTACATGAGGTTGGCGAACCTGTCGAAGTAGATGATGTTCCCATCATGACGAGAGGCGAACTTCAGTGCAGATATGAGAGTCACTCCGTAGAAGTCCTCTGCTAGGAACTTGCTGGTGTGCTTCCTCCTAGCGCTGTTGGTATTGGCTGCATGTCTCAACGAGCCTATCTGCACTGATGTTAGAGTGGATGCTATGTCCGTTCCCAATCTCATTGCCAAGTCACTGGTTCTTAAGCCAACATCAATCGGGTCTCCTAGGTGCACTGTCTCGCCTTGGAAGCCTATGTCCTTCAGACTCCTACCCTTCATGTTCTTCAGGTTGATTCTGACACCCTCGGTAGAGGATTCCGCTGTAGATAGGGTGAGTCTGTCAGACGTGTCCTCACCGTTGTACATCAACGTGGGTAGGGTCGAAGTGGATGATATCACACCACTCTCATAGAATGGTGCTGCTGTGCTGGTGTGACCGGGTACGTTGACATGCGACAGTTGCACCGAGGCCTCACCCTCCACCAACTCGTACCTCTTCTCGCTGAACACGTTGTAGGTGGAGTTGTTCCTGTTCTCTATGGTCACCTTGTGCTTGTAGTCACTTTGGGATTCAACTAGGGCATGGTGCACTGCGTTGTCCACGAACACCGGTTTTCTCACATGCTTCATCGCTTCGTTCACGGTGTCAGTGAACTTGCCTGTGCTCGCTAGTAGTTTGGTCATGCGGCATCACCACTGTGGTCACTCACGTTGAAGGACACATCACCTTTGTGTCCCTTGGGATGCAGGGACTGGCTGAATCTGGGTTTGACGCTGTAGTCCAATCTCCTCACTATCTGGTTGGATTCCTCTGTCTGCCTTCTTCTAGATGCATCTGCTCTGTAGTGCTGTAGGGTGTTCTCGCTCATTATCATCCTAGTGACTGGGCTTGTGATTGTTGTCTTGTCGAAACCTGTGGTTTCTGTTCCCAGTATCTTAGGGCCTTTGGATGTGGGTGTGGTAGCGCTGCTGTTGCTGATGTACACCACAGGCACGTATGGTCCATTGGTGTCTGGTGCTGTGCTCCTTGGGAAGTTACCTGTCGCTACTCTAGGTGTTGGTGTCTCGTATGTGAACAGACCGTACTTACCACCAGCAGTTGCTCTGAAGAAGTCAGATGCAGGTTGTGGTGTGTTGCCTGCTACGGACGGTACTGGTCTGAACATCTCCACATGCTGCTTGTCCAACACACGGACGGGTCGTAGCAACCACTTCACGCTCTGGTCCTTCTGGTTGTTCTTCACGGTGTTTCTGCTGAACTCCGTGCTCTGATACGGGTTCGTGGTCTTTGCACCAGCAGATAGGCTATCTAGTCCCCACCCTGTGTCATCGAAGAAAGAGCCGTAACTCTTGGTCTCCAGCACGTAACTACCACCCAATGGGTTGACGTTGCTGGTGTGGCTGAACCTCAACACGCTGTTCATGTTGCCGTTGAATGCGGCGCTCGTCAGGTCCAAGTCACCGAGAGTCTGGCTGTTTGCCACCAGAGCACCATGCAGCACTGTCCTCTGACCTACGCTCCTGTCAGTATGCAGGCTGTGCGCCTCTGTGTTGATTGCTATGTGGTCCTTCTCAAGCCCCTCCATGTTCTCAGCGTCGATGCCTATCCTAGGGGTGCTTCTGCTGATTGCGTCCTTGTGCGGTGACGTACCTACAATCTCCTCCACCCTGTCGCTGACCACAGCATCAGTCTTGAGTAGGCCGTCTTCCGCTATCTCCAGTCTGGCGCTGATTCCCCTTGGAATCTCATCGGCTTGCAGTACATCGTTACGGGGGCGTAACAAGCCCGTTACGGCTGGTGGTTCTGCCGTGTTGCTGCTCAACACTATACCAGTAGAGTGTATAGGCTCTGAAAGTTCTGTGAGTATGTCCTCGTTGAATTGGCTGGGGTATCTCACTCCCCTGCCGTTGCCCATGTCCCCTACTCTCATGGAGTGCGTAGGTGCGAATACATCGACCAACTCAGTGGTGCTACCACTCAGAGACTGAGTGCCACCCAATCTAGGTGCGTCACCAGTTCTCTCTCCTGAGGAGTTCATCACACCAAGGACATCGAAGATGGGTCTGCCGTTGTTGAATACCCTAGCGTGGGGCGACCTGTTGTTGGTTCTGTCATACTCGTATGCATCTCCGCAGTCCCATGCTGGGCGAATGCCGAATCCACGCACTGGAGCACGCCTTACGTCCTCTCCACGCTCGTTGCCCCACCAATCCACCAGATAGTACTGGGCGGCCTCTGTGAGGCTGTATACGCTCTTTCCTAGTATGTCACCCCACCAGTCCCTGCCTTGGTTGTTGTTGGCTGCCAATGTCCTCAACGGTGCTCCGAACGGTCTGGTCATCCTCCTACCCTCGCTGTACCTCACTTGGTATTCGGGCCTGTCTGCTGCTAGCATACCAGCGAAGTTGGTCTGCCTCTCCATGATACCGACGTATGTCGTTGATAGAGAAACGTTGGACTGCGACGCATCTCCACCGATGTACGTCCATGTGGAGGCAGGCATGTGCACCAATGGGCCTGCAACATAGTCAGTGGTGTACTGCGTCTCTGAGGTATTGTCATCCTCCAGTTTGCCCCTACCGGGTAGTATGCCGTATGTCGGCTTGTTGTACACCTGTCTCACGGATATCCTCCATCCGTATGAGTATCGGTTGTCAGCATGTGAACTACTCATTGAATCGAACGTGATACCACTGCTGGCCATGGCGTAACTTGAGTTGGCCACATCCTCGTCTTTCCAGTAGTAGAAGTCGTTTGCAGCGTATTTACGGGGTATTGACCATGATACGCTCGCTTCGGTATACAGGTCGAGACGGCTCACCAGAGGCCCGCCACGGCTACCACATGGCCAGAACTTGCTGTACATCACCTTCTGGCTATCCAGCGTAGTACCGCCCTGCGCTTCGTACCCAGAGAGTGCCTCTATTGCTGCTCCTGTGGCTGAAGCCCCTGTTTTCGTGTCTGGGTTAGCAGACTTAATCCTCAGTGATAGAGGCCCTAGGCTCATTGCATACACCGAATCATGGTAATGTATGCTCTCGAAATGCTCAGGTAGACTGTTGTATGGCTTCTTGTCTACTGCCCTATCACTGGTTGGGTTGTTGAAAGTACGTGAACTATCCGAGTAGAATGTATATGGTCTTCCCAAATTACTATTCCACATACATAAATATGCATCAGGTATATGTA